CACATCATGCAAACCTTTACTGTCTTTCAGGATAAAGCAAAGGCTATTGATCTTTGTATCTCACGTTTCGATGATGATACAAAAGAAGCATTCCTAGATCTCTACACTAAAGTAGATTCTGGTGTCGAACTTAATACACAGGAGGATTAATGAAGTACAAATTTAATGAGGGCGCTCTTATCGAGGAGTTTAAGAAGTATATAGACTCTACGTATGAGGGCCATTATTGCCAAGGGGGATTTCAGTCCTCGGAGGTGATCGTAGATCGTGGGCATGGCCTCGGCTTTTTCTTAGGTAATGTTGATAAGTATAATGCTCGTTACGGTAAGAAAGGTAACCCTGAAGATCATCGAAAAGATTTAATGAAGGTATTGCATTATGCTTTACTTGCACTTAATGAACACGATAGGTTAAATAACAGTGTACAATTTCACTAAACTGTGTTATAATATAATATCTAAAACAGGAGAAACAGTATGACAGTAAGTATTTCAAACGATACTTTATCTGTGCTCAGAAACTTTTCTAACATTAATCCTAATGTTGTGCTAAAGCCAGGGCAGGAGGTCAAGACAATATCCGAAGCAAAGAACATTCTTGCTGTAGCTGATATCGTTGAAGACTTTCCAGCAGAAATGGGTATCTATGATCTTAATGAATTTTTATCAGTCGTAAATCTAGTGAACGATCCAGAGCTAAACTTTGGCGATAACCATGTTGATGTGGTTGGTGGTAACTCGAAGGTTAAGTATTTCTTTTCCGATTCGAGCATTCTCACTACACCTCAAAAAGATATCACAATGCCAGAATGTGAAGTGACGGTATCACTTACTAGTGAAACACTATCACAAATCCGAAAAGCAGCATCAGCTTTAGGACACAGCGAAATGGCGATATCTGCTGTGGAAAATGGTGTAAATATTAAGGTATTCGACTCAAAGGACAGTTCAGCGAATATATATAATATACAGCTTGCGAATGATGCAGGTTACAATGACGGGCAGTTTGAATTTGTAATCAACATCAATAATTTGAAGCTGTTGGATGGAGATTATGAAGTTAATATCTCATCTAAACTTATTTCCGAATGGAAAAACACAACCAAGCCTGTAAGATATTACATCGCTTTGGAAAAAAATAGTAACTATAACTCTCAATAGGAGAAAATCATGACAGAAGAAGTAAACAACACAGAAGCAACTGAAGAAGCCGCACCGGTTCAATTGTCGCTTGCTGATCTTTCCGCCGCAGTTCAAATCATTGATGCTGCAAGTAAACGTGGCACTTTCGAAGGTTCAGAGCTAGAAACAGTAGGTGGAGTACGTAACCGCTTTGCTGCATTCGTAGAAGCTTCACAACCTGCGGAAGAAGCACCCGCCGAAGAAGCAGAAGAAGAATCAGCAGAAGCAGAAGAATCAGCTGCATAATCCCAACAAACATTAAAAAGAAGGCTTTATATTATGGATCGCAATGAATGTTCACGCTTAATCGAAGCGTTGAAGAAAGGTACTGTTACAGTAACCTTTCAAAAAATTGACTCTGATGAAATCAGGGTAATGCCTTGTTCTCTCAACCCAGCTGTGCTAGAAGCAAATGGTGTTAATTCAACCGTTGATGCTATTAGTCCAGATTCTGAACATTTGGCTGTATGGTCACTTGATAAGGATGCTTGGAGATCTTTCAGGGTTTCTACAGTTTTGGGTTGGGAGGTACTTTAATGGATGAATTTCTATGGGTAGAAAAGTATCGACCACAGCAAATTAGTGACATAGTCTTACCTCGTACAATCAAAAAAACTTTTGAAGACATTGTTAAAGGGGGTGACTTGCACAATATGCTTCTTACCGGTACAGCTGGTCTTGGCAAGACTACTGTCGCTAAGGCGCTGTGTAAAGAACTAGATCTCGATTATATCTTGATCAATGGTTCTGAGGAAGGTAATATCGATACTCTTCGCGGTAAGATCAAGAAGTTTGCATCGACAGTTTCTCTTCAAGGTGGCTACAAAGTGGTCATCTTGGATGAGGCTGATTACCTCAATGCACAATCAACACAACCTGCACTTCGTGGATTCATTGAAGAGTTCTCGTCGAATTGCCGGTTTATTCTCACATGTAACTTCAAGAATCGTATTATTGAACCATTACATTCTCGTTGTACACCAATCGAATTCAATATCGCAAAGAAAGATCACCCAGCATTGATGGCTTCCTTTATGGAAAGATGCGAAATGATTCTCAAAACAGAAGGTATTGGATATGACAAGGCAGTTATTGCTGAACTCATAATGAAATACTGTCCTGATTGGCGTCGTGTTCTTAATGAATTACAACGTTACTCAGCATCTGGTGTAATCGATTCTGGTATCTTGGTATCTCTATCTGAAGTAAATGTTGAAACTCTTATGAAGTCTCTTAAGGAAAAGAACTTCAAAGGTATGCGTCAATGGGTAGTAAACAACATTGATGTAGAACCAGCTGCATTGTTCAGACAAATATACGACAACATGGGTAGCTACATCGAACCACAATCGATACCTCAAGTTGTTCTTATACTTGCTGACTATCAGTACAAGAATGCATTCGTAGCAGATCATGAACTCAATGTAGTGGCTTGCCTTACTGAGATCATGGCAGGAGTTCAATTCAAATGAACCCATTCGAATACATAAATGCAATCAATACGACCAAGAAAGATATCATGGTTGACGATATTGCAGAATTAAAATACACACCTTTCATGGTCAATCGAAGCTTATCGTATTTTCCAGATACGGTATTGTTTGCCAATGAGATGAATATCAATCATCATCTTGACAATCGCCTTCAATTTGATTTTTTTATAAATATAGTTAAGAAGAAAAAACGATTCTCTAAATGGCTTAAACCTACAGAATTGTCTGATCTTGATGTGGTAAAAGAATATTATGGCTATAGCAATGAAAAGGCTAAATCCGTATTATCATTATTTACTAATGAACAACTAACTGAATTGAAAAAAAGGATATGCAAAGGTGGAAAACAATAATCAAATTCAAACATGGACGCCAGCAGACATGCTGGAAGTTACTCTCAACGAGCCTGATGATTTTCTTAAAATTAAAGAAACATTAACTCGAATTGGCGTGGCATCACGTAAGGACAACAAGCTATACCAAAGCTGTCATATCTTGCATAAGCAAGGTAGATACTTTATTGTGCATTTCAAAGAGTTGTTTTTATTAGACGGCAAGCCATCTAACTTAATTGAAAATGACATTGAACGTCGTAATACAATTACTACATTGCTAAGCGACTGGGGCCTTGTCGAGATCGTTAATACTGAACAAGCAGTATCTAAAGCTCCACTACGTCAAATTAAAGTTATTCCACATAAAGACAAATCTTTATGGGAACTTTGTACAAAGTATAACATCGGTAGTTCAAACTAAAGTTACTCTTTGTATAAATAAAAACGGACCGCCGGATTGTCTGGGGTCCTATTACTAACCTTGCTTATAATAAAGGAGGTCAAAAATGACTAATGCAAGACTACACGTACCACGTTCACTTTTTCTAGGTTTCGAAGGTTTATTCGATGATCTGGAAAGAATTCATTCGTCCGCTCGTAGCGGGGATAATTATCCGCCCCACAATGTAGTGAGGATTGATGAAGAAAATTTCTTGATCGAGCTAGCAGTTGCCGGCTTTAATGAAGACGATCTAAATGTCGAAGTTAAAGAAGGTATACTAAAGATTGCTGGAGAAGCTAAAAATCAAGGGAATAAGGAATATGTACACAAAGGCATTTCGTCACGCAAATTCGAGAAATCATTTAGAATTTCTGAGTTTGTAGTAATCGACGGTGCAGATCTGAGGAATGGTATACTTGTGGTGAAAGCCAGAGTAGAACTTCCACAAGAAAAGCGTCCTAGAAAGATCACAATCGGATCTACTGGGACATCAAGTGAACAGTCTTTTATCCAGGACTAATCAGGCGAAACTCAGTAGACTATCAATCTACTGGAGAATATTATGAAATATTTAAGCCAAGATTCGATTAAATCTGCTCGTGAGAAGTGCAAAGTGTGCGCACAAATCGCGGAGCTTACTGGTGCTTTTGCACTACCATTTATTATTATTTGGTTAGCTACAGTAGGCGTTTAGATTTAATCGATGTAACACCCGATGGGCAGCTTCGGCTGCCTATCACCAATAAAACAGTGTACATTTGTTCTAAACTGTGTTATAATATACATCTATTACGTAAAGGTGACTATGAAATTCTATACTAATGTAACACGCTTCGGCAATCAACTTCTAGTTCGTGGCTATGACGGCACTCGTCGATATGCTGATAAGATCAAATATCAACCCACACTATTTGTTTCAACCAACACTCCAACTCAATGGCGATCTCTATGTGGTCAGCCTGTAGCTCCTGTGCTACATGACTCGATGCGAGATGCCAAAGACTGGATTCAAATGAACAAAGATGTCGTTGGTCGAAACATCTTCGGTAATGATCGATATATTTCTGCGTATATCAACGATGCTTTCCCTGGTCAAATCGACTTCGATCGTAACAAGATTAACGTAACTACAATCGATATTGAGGTTGAATCTGACGATGGCTTTCCGGAACCAGAACTAGCTGATAAAGCAATTGTATCAATCACGACCAAAAACAATATTGACAACACCTACTATGTCTGGGGCTTGCGGCCGTATGATGTAGAAAACACTCTTATGAAAACTCATGATGTCGTCTATAAAGAGTTTCCTAACGAAGCTGAATTGCTTATGGACTTTACAGACTTTTGGCGTGGATCAAATTCACCAGACATCGTAACTGGCTGGAATGTGCGCTTCTTTGATATGCCATATCTTATTAATCGTACGGTCAAAGTTCTTGACACTGAGTTTGTCAAACGTTATTCACCATGGGGTCTCATCGATGAACGACCGGTTACTCAGATGGGTCGTACTCAACAAGCTTATGACATCAAAGGTATCTCTATTATCGATTACCTTGATCTATTTAAGAAGTTTGGTTACTCCTATGGTGCACAAGAATCATACAAACTGGATCATATTGCTCACGTCGTTCTTGGTGAAAAGAAACTATCGTATGAAGAACATGGTTCGCTTCACACATTGTATCTCGAAGACTATCAAAAGTTTATCGACTACAACATCAAAGACGTAGAGTTGGTAGATCGTCTAGAGGACAAACTCGGTTTGATTACTCTATGCTTGACGATGGCTTACAAAGGTGGTGTTAACTACAACGATACTTTCGGTACAACTGCGATATGGGATTCAATTATTTATCGTGAATTGTTCGAACAAAAGGTTGCTGTACCATTCAGTGAAGTTAAAATGAAATCGCCGTATCCTGGCGGTTATGTGAAAGATCCGGATGTAGGTCTTCATAAATGGGTTGTAAGCTTCGATCTAAATTCACTGTATCCTTCTCTTATTATGCAATACAATATGTCACCAGAAACGATTGTCGATGGTGATCAGTATAATGTAAACATCGAATCATTAATCGATAAACGAACTACATTCGAAGGTACGGGTAAATCGATTGGTGGTAATGGTCAAGTATTCCGTACTGATAAGAAAGGTATCTTACCAGAAATCATCGATGGTATGTACAACGAACGTGTAGGTATCAAGCGTCAAATGCTTGATGCTCAACAGGCTTTACAAAAAGCAGATAAAACAGACAAGCAAACGATATACAGCATCGAACGTGATATTGCCATTGCAGAAAACAGACAGATGGCTATCAAGATTCTTCTAAACTCTCTTTATGGTGCTCTCGGTAATAAGTACTTCCGTTTCTTTGATCAACGTATTGCTGAAGCTATTACACTATCAGGTCAGCTATCAATTAAGTGGGCTGAACGTGCTATCAATGATTACCTCAACAAAGTACTTAAATCGAATAAAGACTATGTTATTGCTATCGATACCGATTCACTTTATGTAAACCTTGATCCGCTTGTCGAAGCAGTCAACCCAGCTAATCCTGTTGACTTCCTCGATACCGTTGCACAGGAAAAGCTCGAACCAGCTCTTGCTGAAGCGTATGATAACCTATTTAATATAATGGGCGGTATCGAAAACAAGATGGTAATGAAACGTGAAGCTATTGCTGATACTGGCATCTGGACTGCAAAGAAACGCTACATTCTAAATGTACATGACA